GGATGATATTTTTCCTCAGATTGAGGTCTTTGTAACTTTGCGTCATATGGAATAACGTCTCCATCTACAACTACAGGTGTTTCTGATTTGGCAGGGGGTGCCACCATAAATGTAGGCGGTTCTAATAGACCACAAATTGTGTTCGTATTTAGACACCAGGTTTGGAAACGTTTGTACTCGAATTCAGGTAAAGATTCGCTAGCATAAGCGTACATCCACTCGGCAGGCCGATTTGGATATTGGTTTTCACGTGTGAAATGTGATAACCATGTACGCATAGGAGCGGTACGTTCATCTAATTGAATTTCTGATCCGTGTACTCTCAACACTTGACGACAAAAATCACCGATGATAGGTGTTTCTAAGTCTGATAGACTGAAACTCCGAACTTTCTCCAATAGTTTCATCGTTGCTGTTACATTTGGATTCATGCGGACACATACATGTAATTTAGCTACTTGTCGTGGTAGGTCACAACATGAGTTATCATCACCATACCAGACGTCAGGAGAATATATTCTTGCTAAAAACTTGACGCCTGGACACCCTCGTTGGACTGGTTCAATAGTTAATTTCTGGCCTATCCAACGTGCTGCTTTTGTATACGTTTCTGGTTCAACATCAGCTGTCAAACCATCATCCCCACCATAGATGCCTAATCGTGAAAAGGCTTCATGTGGTGTAAGGAAAAGACCATTTTCTCTGGTCATGCGCAATGCCAAATAGGCTACAAAAGCATTGACGAGCGTGTTAAATAAGGAAGTCTCTGGTGACCCTGAAGCTCGGCTAAAAGCCGTGGTATATTTAGTCCCAAATGTTGCATATGCCTTGAGGTTAAATTGCGCACGATGTAATTGCAATAATTCCTCATGGTATTGTACAGCAAATGAGCGCATGAGAATTTGTTTCTCAAGGTCACGCATGATATTTGAACCATGACCATCAAATCTGCTAAAATCAGTGTTAGCAGCAAAATTGGCATGTGTCAAGATTTCTGTGACACGTTTTGCAATATCCTTGGGTTTCCGAGAAAATGCATACCAATTCTGCGATTTGAG